CACTAAGAGAAATTTGTTTTGGGCTTGGTTCATTCGGAAGAATGGATCTAAAACCAAATGTAACATTTTCTTTCCTGAGAAAGGAGTTGCTCTTTTTCCTCAACATGTGTGGTATCCGTATGCGGATATGGACGAAGAGAAGACTGAATGTCTCACTGTTGAAGTGCATCGTCACGGATCACCTGGTGGACGTTTCACTTTTGTCGTTGATGAAGCTTCTTGTGTAACACCACCTGACATGGATGTAACTTTTGCATATGTGCCAAATTGTCCTGATTTTCGAACAATGACGAAGTGGTTCCCTGCATTGCCACCCACAGGTCGAGCACTTGCACAGCTGGTGGTTTGCCAACGTGAAGATTTTGAAAACGCTCCTAACCAGTTCAGTGTTGATAATACTGAAGTAAAGTTTGGAGTTGAAAAACACTCTGGTATGGAGTTCTATGGTGGACGATATAAATCTAGTCTTGCTCGTGATGGAGCATGTATGGGTTGTGTCATTACAAACACCAAAGATCCTGTTCTTGTTGGTTTTCACATTGGAGGTAATCCCTTGAAAGATGAAGGTGTCATGCAAACTGTGACTTTACCTGACTATGAGCGAAATAGAAAAAGATTGAACGGCATGTCCAATGTTGTTTTGTCGGCTCAGTCAGATGAATTGCCAGTTTCACAGTATGATAAAAAACTTCTTGCAAATGACCGAGTTCATCCACATTGCATGGCATCACGTATGGGTGTAAACGATTGTGTTGAGATCTATGGTTCTACACAGCTGCGAACTAAACAACGTAGTACAGTACAACCTAGCATTCTTTCCAAAGAAATTGAAAGAGTTTGTGGAGTCCCTAGTAAATGGGGCCCTCCAAAACTGGAACCAAATTGGGAAGGTTATAATGCAACTCTTGAACACATTGCTCGTCCTCCGTTGATGTTCCGTCACACTTTGTTGAACCGTGCCTGTCAAGATTGGATCAAACCTTTACTTGAGGAAATGAAACGACTTGATGTTTATTTTCAACCATTGTCGTTCAAGGAATCCATTCTTGGAATTCCAGGAAGAAGATTTATAGATCCTATCCCTATGAGCACAAGCATGGGATTTCCCTTGTTTGGTCAAAAGAAGAAGTATTTCACCGATATAAAGAAAGGTGAGGTTCTATTGGATCGAGTGCCAGACAAATCTGTAGTGAAAGAATATGATAGAATGTTGGCATGTTGGCAAGAAGGGAAAAGAGCTTACCCTGTGAGCTCTGCGACTCTTAAGGATGAACCCACTCCACTGGGCTCATCCAAAGTCAGAGTGTTTCAAGCAGCTCCTGTTGCGTTCAGTATGCATGTTCGTAGATTGTTTTTACCAGTTATGCGATTTTTGTGTGCTAACCCAACTTTGTCTGAATGTGCTGTTGGAATGAATGCTTTTGGTCCTGAATGGGACACCTTAATTGATCATGCTTTTAGTTATGATAGTGAAGAAGGTGTTCTCGCTTGGGATTATTCTAAGTATGATGTTCGAATGAGTTCACAAGTTGTGAAAGCCGTCTTGGGAATGTATATAGAACTTGCTCTTGGAGCAGGTTACCACCGAGATGACATTCACATCATGAGAATGATGGTCAATGATATTGCACACCCTCTCATTGACTACAATGGAGTGCTTTTGATGGCATTCAACATGAACACGTCAGGAAACAGTATAACTGTAAATATAAATAGTACTGCTAATTCCTTATATGTTCGCATGGGATTTTTCTCATGCATCCCTGAGGTGGAGGACTTCAGGGCCAACATGGCTTGCATGACGTATGGTGATGATTTTATTGGAAGTTT